ATCACGTGGTATTCTATATTTATCTTTAGCGTAGTTATCTGCTTTCCATGCTTCTAACTGTTCATCAGTTAGTCCTATTTCTTCTAGTGCATTTGTGTCTGCATTTTTTGTAAGATCTTTTACATCAACAACTTCATCTAGTTTTTTAACACCACCTTTTATTAAGGTTTTAGCAACTGGACCCATTACAGGTATAGCCGCACCAAGCACATCACCTGCTGCAATAAGTCCTATCTTAGCTATACTAGGATCTTCTTCACCTAACTCTTCAGCTATGTCAACTGCAGAACCTACAGGTGTCATACCCACTGCTACATCAGCAGCTTTAACACTAACAGGTTTTTTCTTTCGATAGTCACCTGTCAAGGGAGAGGTAAGCATATCTAGAAAACTTTTTTGTTTATCGTCCAATAAACCGCCTTCATCAAACTTTAATCTGTCGCTACGATCTCTTGCTGCAGCCTCTGCTTTTGTTTTACTATCATGTGTACTTGTTGGTTTAATTACTTCAGCTTCTAACATTAACTCTAAAATATCTTGATCATACTCACGACCTTTATGTATACTAGGCACATTTATCCACTTACCTTTATACTTAAAAGTTGTAGAAATCTCAGAAACGTTTTTACCCTCTGGTGTTACGTAAACATCCTTACCTGCTTGGGTTTTCTTTCCTGTTTTTTTACCGACTTTATCAGACACTGTTTACTGTCTCCCTCAGTAGCTTTAGCTTTCTTAGTACGTCTATCGCACCCTGTTGTCTGTGCATAACATGCGGTTCATTGGCTGTTTCCAACGCACGTTGTCTTATGTTTATTAATTCATCTATGTGTTGTTGAAACTGCTCGTAACACTCTTTGTCATTAACCAACTGCTTGAGGTGCATTACCTGTAAATCCTTGCTCTTCTGGTAGTGGTGCTGTGCCTACTCCTACCTGTGATCCTCCACCTCCTGAAGTATCAGCTACACCCTGTACACCCTGACCCTCTGGACCTGCTGGCGTTGGTGCTGGTGCTTGAAATGCTTTTAATATCTCTGCTTGTATAGCTGCGTCCTGCATAGAGTTAGTAACTTTATCTGGATCAAGATCCATGCTCTTAGCAATCTCACGTATAATATAATCCATCTTAGCAAAAGGTGCAAGTACTGGATTCTGTGCAACCTGTAAGAACTGCATCAATCGTTGGCTACGTACTTCATTAGCCATCAAGCTTTCTGTACCAGATGCCTGTACTTCCAAGTCTCCACGAATATCTTCATCAAAGTCAAACTGCATGTTGAATGCAAAGAATGCTTTACCTAAAGGACGTATAAGATAATCATCAACGTTTTTAACAACAGTACGGATACTACCGTTAGCAGCAGACATAAGCATAGAGATTCCAGAAGCAGTACGACCCACTCCTTGAACTCCTGTTTGACCATGTGCAAAAGATGGGAATCCAGTAGACTCATCAGCTAGTACCCTCGCTTTATCAAATAGTTGCATATTCTCTTGTGCTACGTTTGGAAACTTAGTACCAAAGATACCTTGTCCTGGAGCGCCACCCTGTCTTCTGAAAATCTTTCCGGGATAAACAGACATGTCTTGTCCGGGAACTAGATTAGTCTCATCTACCTCTATAATAAGATTACCTGACAGTGCAGCATTATCAATAGCCATACGCATAAAGCCATTCATCAATGTCTGTGTATCATCCATGTTCTCAGCAATACCAACGCCAAAGAAAGAATATGGGTTATGCTCGTATGGTACAGCGTAGTATGGAATACGTGTAGGCTTGAATGGGTTTAGTACAAATCTTAGTATCTCACCATTAGCTACCCATATATTACAATTAACTTCATCTAAGTCTTTTAGTTCACTGGGAATATTTACACCGTGTTCTTTTAGTATTTCTACATCTACATAGCCCCAAAACTCTAGTACTTCCCAACGCTCAGAGTTTGGCTGAGTGTCATCGTCTTCCATAGTCATTTCCCAGTACTTCTGGTTGTAGTCTGGTCCTGCTTCTATAGCTTTCTGTACGGAATCTTCCATAAAGTATGGGCGACTTTTTAATGCTCTTAGTTGTGTTCTTGACATCTTATGTCTTTCAACAACGTATTCTGCATCCTGCATAGAGTGTGCTTCTGGGTCAGGATAGAAATCCCAAATACTTACATGACTACACTCTGGTACAGTCTTAACAATAGGATCATATTCACCATCATCACCCCAGTTAGGATATTCTTTATCTACAGCAAATGGACCTTTCATAACACCTGTACCTAGAAGTGCCATCTCAAATGCCATACTTCTTAGATGTGTACTAGCTCCGCTTTCTTGTAGCTGGTCATGTATTTTCTTTTCCATCTTTTTAGCTGCAATCGTAGCAGGATGAAAAGTAACTGTGGTTCCTGTAGTACCATCACCTTCTACTATCTTTTCAGATACAGATGATAGTTTATCTTCTAGTGGACCTAATCGTGCTTGTAAATCTTTTAACGTTTCTCCCGGTCTTAGTTCTGTAACACCATCAAGTAAATATGGAGAAGCAGCTTCATCTCTTGTTATACCTGATAGTGATTCTCCTGCTTGCTCTGCATTTGGATCTACATTTATATGTACAGATTCGGCTACACCATCTGGTAGTATAGAAGGATTTACTGTTAGTGGGAAGTTGTTATTACCAAACAAGACATCTACTATTTGTCCATAGGCAGCTAGTGTTTTAGTTTTTGTAACTTTAACAAACACACGAGACTTTTCTGAGTCTGTGAACTTTACATCAGACCCATACAACCCACGATAGTTACGATAAGCTCTTAACCATCTACTTTCATCAGCGTACCTAGCGTCTTCTGCTCTTTTGTATCTATCTTTTATAAATGAAACTACACTAGATTTTTCTTCAAAAATACTGTCTAGGCTGTCTTCTGCAGCTACAACATCATCTGTCTCAAACATTTCTTCAGCCATTAGCTGTTGTCCTTTCTTCTCCAAGGTCCGTTATTAAAAGCCGCTTGCTCTTGGCAATTAGGACAAGTGGTCCACATATTAGTATTGTAAGTTATCTCGCACTTAGGGCAAGACTCTACTACTTCAGTATCCGAATGTTGAATCACTGGCTTGAAATCCTGTTCGTTGTTTAGCAGGGTTGTAATCCCATATATTACTTCTTGGTCTTGTCATTATACCATAACGTAATGCATCATACAAGTGATCTTCTGCTTTTGTGTCTACGTCTTCTGGATTCTTTTTGTCCAGTGGTATACCCGGTAATTGTGCTATTGTATTAGTACAGTTATCCATAAATGCTAACATAGGTTTTTCAGTAAACTCATCTACCTTTAATCGCCTATGTATTTCGTTTTTTCCAGCGATACGTGAGCCTCGTGAACGATCAGAAGGACGCCAACGGCAACCCTTCATATTCATTTGTTCAGCTAGTGATGGCCCAGTATCGCCACGGTTGTGCCACAAAGAACTATCAAGCACACCATATCTCATTCCACCGTCTTTTGCTTCTGCTTCTAATATCATATCAGCTAGATCAGAAGCTGTTACTTTAGATACATACATCTCTCTGTATACTATAAGCTGCTCATCAGGAGCCACAGTAAACCAAAGAACCCCAGTGTAAGAACCATACCCATAATCACACGCTCTAAAACGTACCCACGAGTTAGGAATCTCAAAGTGTTCGATAACGTGGGTAGTTCTGTCGAACTCAGGAAATGCTGCTCCCTCGTTGATATCCCAGTTTCCTTCGAGGAGTTGCTTCCTCTGATGCTCTGGTAGTGATAGGAGCATGGCCTCATAGTCACCCTCTTCGGCAAGGTATGGGTTATCGAAGAGAGATGCAGGAATAAACCTACGCTTGAATAGAGGCTGACCTTCCTTGCTGTGTCCTTTAGGGAATGTAATTGTTTTACTTGATTCAATGTCTGTGGCCCAAAAGTCTTTACCTGCAGGTGCAGGATCTATAAACATCTTCTTCACCCAAGCATGTCCTGCACCACCGGGGTTTGTTGTAGCTCTCATGTACAGACCTAGTTCTCTACCATATGCGCTACGAAGACGTGATCTCATATAATCCCAAGCGTAAGGTGTAGGCCATTGAGTAAGTTCGTCAAATCCAATCCAGTTAAAAGCTTGTCCTTGGTAACGTGTGACATCGGTATCCTTATCCAGATAAGACATCCATAATCGTCCACCTTTAGGAGATATCCACTGTGACTTACGTTCTGACCATTTGATTCCTGGTACTGCACGTGGGTATAACTCCTGTGACTTCTGTATTAGTTCCCTTAGTTCTTCAGTTGTGTGTCGTACAAGGAGTCCAGAGAAGTGTGGATTGTTTAGGCCGTGTAATGGATCTGCCAACATAGCATACGATTTACCACCACCTGCTGCCCCACCATATAGGACTTCTCTTTCCGAAGAACTCAAGAAGGATGTCTGTGGCCCTGCATTGGGTCTGAATACGACTTCTTGCGCTTCTTCAACGTCATAGTCAGTTGCTACTACCTGCGCTGGGATAGGATCTTGCTGGGGGGCTTCTATCTCCGCTGGCTTCTGAGTATGCACCGACTCCTTGTGTTTCGAGTTTTTCGATTTCCGCAAGCGTTTCTTGGAGCCACTTGGCAAGCTTACGTTTAGTGATAGATGCTTTTCTACGTCTTTGCTCAACTTCTATTCTCTTCTTTAGACCCATGTGTGATATGTAGCGGTCTGCTTCTTTACTCAACCATTGTGCTACTGCTCTGTAACTATACTGCTTGAGGTGTCGTTTTGCAAGCTCTAA